AATGCAACTGTTAGAAGACGCTGCATCCGATGCCAAATATAAAAAATGGAAGCGTGATAACGTGACGTATCGTGGAGTTTCTGAAGATACTGGATACCGTTCGGCTATCCTCGGCAAAGGATTGTACACAGCCCCGGCTTCAAACAAATCGTTTGCAAAGAGTTATGGCGATTTGCGGCTGGTCGTTGGTGGTGTTCCAGAAAAACCAAAGGTATTTAACACCCTAAATGATTGGGAAATATTTTTCTACAATCAGTTAGTGTATCCATACTCTAAAAAGAATGGTAATGATATGCCAGACAAGCGAGATTTTGAAAAAGAAACGACCATCGAAGATGAGATGACTAAATTAGGGTATGATGGTGTGATAATCAAAGGTCGCGAAATGGTTAAATACGATGCCGAAGACGTTCGTATGTTCAAGACAGAGAACGAATTGCGTTCGTACTTCGATTCGGTCGTTTCAGGTCAATAAAAAAATAAAAAAAAGTTTGTGTATCCGAAAAACGTCGTATATTTGCAGTCACAAACGGTTTAAATATGAAAATCAAGACAATTCTTTTAGAAATGACCGCCGATCTGGCATTGAAAGCGTTGGATATAAGTCAATCCGATGCCCGTGATGCTTCGAAATTAAAGGCGGCGTATAAGGCTGCATCTTTAAAGAATCACCCGGATCGTGGTGGTAGTGCCGATAAGATGAAAGATGTCAACTTGGCATACGAATTTTTATCAAAATATACTGGTAGTTCGACTGGCGGTAATACATTTGATGCAAAATCATACGATGACTCCCGCAAAGAATACTTGGACTTGGGTAAAGCGGTATTGGAGGTATTGAAGGGTGAATTTAGGATTCAAAATTTCATCAACCATTTTTCAAAGATATATAGTACGACGTTCCAGTATAATATAGCGAGAGAATGGCCTAAAGCTACTGATCGCAGTACGTCGCATGCTGGAATGGACGTGGAGTTCTTCAATGATACCCGCGACATCGTATTCAAGATCAATTTTTCCGTTTATTTGATAGACGTGAAATACAATAAATCCATCGGCGGTGGTACTGGTAATATCAGTTATCCGTTGGGTGTATCTGCCTACGGATTTTTCAACAACAAAAAGTTGAAGATTACGCAGCGAGATTATTTACGGACATCTGACCACGATGTACTGTCCAATCCGGAATTGGCATTTCCTACAAAGCGATTGGAAAAATTCAAAACGACTGCATCTTCCAAGCAATTCCGCAAGGAGGATATGATATTGACCCTCAAAAACAAAATTGCGGATGGTGCGTGGTACAATGATGCGTATGCAGTTAAGTTGACTGATGGTCGCCCTCGATTGACCATACAATTTAATCGACATACTTTTAACCGCCTTCCGTATTGGGATATAAATTATTTTGTAGATGGGAAGTACCAACAAATAGAGCGTGTAGGCGTGATGTACGAAACTATCGAAACGGCTAATTTCTTCATAGAATTGGCTAATGGGGCGAAGAATAAAACTCCAGAACAGGTAGTTTCGTATTTGAATAGCCGTATTTCTAAATACAAATCAGAAAAACCCGCGAATTAAGCGGATATAATTTTCAAGACCATCTAAGGACTAATCCCTGTCACTAACACGCCTCATAAACCGGGACGAATTACTGTCCATCAACGATCCCCAGTATGGACAACTGTGGACGGATAGGGATTTGTCCATACTGGATGATGTTGTACTCATCCCGGATGATCCGAACATAGTCAAGGATCATCGTTCCGAAATCCACATATTGAGTTTTTACGGTGATATGATCGCATCCAACCACGATGCGGTCTATACTGTATTTGATAAGACCACGAACAGTTTACTGGTCGATGTACGCTCTACGTTTGCTGATGCTGGTATAGAGAAGGGTTCATATCTGATCGTCGTTAATATGTTCAGCGACGTTTGGGGTTCGTTTGGTAATGAGAAGGTCATACTCCGGGAATTATCCCCGGATCGAACTGAACTAAAGTTTACGGTTGACAAGACTGCACTTGGTGAGTTTGGTTGGTTTAGGGATTATTTTATTGACCTTTCGAATGAGGATGTGGTCAATGGGCTTGTAGTCAACTTTGGCTACAACCGAATCCAAAAGGTAGTCAACGCGTGGTTTGATGGCGATGGAAGTACCTTTTACGTCAAGTTGTACGGTCCTATTGATGGTGAGATTGACGTCAAAGATACGGCTTGGTTTGGGTACGAGGTTGTCGATCCGTACATAGACACGGTCGTACTTGCTACGCCTACGGTAACCGCTACCTACAATAACATTGGCGGGCCTAACTTTTTCATTGATACTGACCAGTTTCAGTCCACGTCGACCACATACAAGTCGTGGGAGGATGTGCTTGACGCCAATCTGACAACCCGCCAGCGGATCATCGAACAGTCGTTGTCTGGCTCGGTGAACGTGAAGTTGAACATAGACTTCACGAACTTCGCCAACTATGTGTTCTATTCGTCGGCCGAAGAACGGCTTCGCAATTTCCATTACAAGGTCAGTAAAATAGAAGAATACTCGTCTTCTATCGCCGTCCTGTTCAATTCAACGGCATCAAATACCCCGTACATATCCGGGTCAATAGACCTGAATACGCGTCGCATAGATCAAATAACATCAAACTTTGATCCGTGGGAAAAGTGGTTGTATTACGAGCCAACAGCATCGTTATTCACGCACGATGTATCCGGGTCAGTAACTCCGTGGCCAAAGCGGATAATATCCGGCTCATGGCATCCATATCCAATATCATCTTCACAGGTAGATAACTGGTACACGACCTTAATCGTGTCGGCATCAGAATATGACACATATAACAATAACCGGTTATATTGGTCTATTCCTGAACACATATACATGAATCCGGCCAACTCGGATTTCATCACGTTCATCAACATGGTTGGTGAGCACTTTGACGTTTTGTATGCGTACATTACGTCAATGACGAAGGTGCATGAGCGTGACGAACATCCGCAGCGTGGAACGCCCAATGAGTTGTTGTATTACATAGCCAAGTCGTTCGGCTGGAACTTGCAGAACACGCGGCAACTGGCTGATTTGTGGACGTACAAACTCGGCACGGATTCGAGTGGTGTGTTTGCTGATACTGGGACGATGAGAAGCCGGTCTGGCGAAGATCAGACTTCGCAGATTTGGCGTCGGATAGTGAACAACTTGCCCTCCTTGCTCAAGACCAAGGGCACTTCAAGGTCAATAAAATCATTATTATCCATATACGGCATTCCACAAACCTTAATATCCATTAAGGAATATGGAGGCCCGGCGAGAAAATCAATCCAACCATATTGGGAAGATGATCGGTTTAGATACGAAGCTAACTTTACCGGCTCAAATTACATAGAACTAACGCGTGGAATCATCCCACCTTCATCCGGTTCGTGGGGTGGTGTTACGCGTGTACCAGATACGATAGAATTTTCATTCAGGACGAACTACACGTCGAGTGTATCGATGTCGTTATTTGCTATTGAAGATGGTACATCTCGTAGCCGTGTATTATACAATTTGTACTTAGTCCATAACAAGTACATTACCGGTACAAGTAGTTATTCTGGATCAAATGATTACGGGAAATTATATACCGAAGTTGTCCAGTGGAATAGTTCTAATAATTCTATCCTTAGTTCGACGGTATCCAGCGGAACATACGCACCATATTTTGATGGTGATTTATGGACTGTTAGGATCGGTACGAATGTAGTATTTACCCAGTCATATAGTGGCGATCAGATAATTTCAGTCACGGCAAGTAAGCACTTTGATTGTTCGAAGGACATTATCAGCGGATATGTGGAATCATCCGCGACTGGTGCCAATGGATATGTGTATTCGTGGGGTGCTGGTTCTGGAAGTGCGGTATCTCCGCATATAATCGTACTTGGTGGCACGACCGGTAGTGTTAATTCGGCTGCTCCGACGTCGAGGTTTGATGGCCAAATATCTGGCTATAAGGAATATTTTATTGACCTTTCGGCGGATACATACACATCGCACGTATTGAATCCTACTGCATACGATGATGGTACAGTTAGTGGATCATTCGATACGCTGCACCGGTATTATCCGCTTGGTGAGGATCAACAGCGGTGGGATCATACATCATATATTAGCGTATCGTCATCACAACCAAACCGGCTGTATTCGTTCAGGACAACGGCATCGTTTGTAAATTGGGCTGGAAGTGAGACAGATCAGTACATATCGTCTGTTGAACGACATTACGTAGAAACACCTACGCTTGGTGGGAATTTACTATATAGCACCAAGGTTAGGAAAGAAACTACTACGCTTGCTCGCGACCTAAGCCCATCGGCTCGTTCGGAGGCTGGTGTTTATGATTATGACGGGATTGATAGTAACCGCTTGGCGATTGTATTCGCCCCAAATGACCATACGAACTTTGACATATTCAATCATTCAGGATTTTTCGAGTTGGATGATTATGTTGGTGATCCGATGTGGGAGTATGAGGACGAGTATTTGGATTTGAATCGGCTTCGAGGTCAATACTTTAAAAAATATGCAAGCAGATACGATGTAAATGCACTAATCAAAATACTTGCCCTATATGATTACACATTCTTTGAACAGTGTAAACAACTAATCCCGGCAAAGTCAGATGCAATACTCGGAATACTACTTGAACCGGATGTATTACATCGATCCAAAGTAAGGTTAACAAAGCGACCCGAAGTAACTAATCCGACATACGACGCGGATATACCGAGATATGAAGCAAGCCAATCCGGCGAAGTACCTGTATTGGACGCATCCGCTTCAAACAACGTATTTGTTACTGCCAGACACACATACATTACTGCATCGGTTAGCCGTCAAACATTTGTAAGTGCGTCGCATAATTATATCACGGGTTCGATCAATTGGTCGACCTGCTTATCCGGGTCTGTTTATTCACATAATGAAGACGGCGATCCGAACGGCGGTGAAGTCGAACTGATACCGAATAAGTTTAGCGGCTCGCAATCGCCTACTATGTCCTATGTGGATAATTATAGATTGAATTGCTGCTACAAACGAGTAATATTTCACTATTCGGCATCTGGTGTATTTTCGACCGAATATGAGCGTAAGTGGCGAACAGCGGTATCGATGTCATATAGGATGCACTATTCAAGGTCATTAGAATGTACATCATACCAATACATTGAATGTTCGGCAGAAAATCGCTGGCGTTTTGAAGGGTCTAAGTTGATCGGTGCGGATTTTAATATTGCGTCCGATAATACGATTGATGGCGGACCGGTAGTGACGATATGGGAATCTAATCCAAATACATTAAAAGCGTCGGATAGTCCGTTTGGTGGTAATCTGACAGTTGACTAAGGAAAAATATGGCTTATCTATCATCTACAAGTTTGGTTACCGACTGCATCTTAACTGCTAAGGGTCGGGAACTTTTGTCCAAGGGACAGTTTAATATTACACAATTCTCACTCGGCGACGACGAAATTGACTATTCGCTTTGGAATACCGATCACCCGCTTGGGTCTGCGTATTACGGGATTGTCATTGAAAATCTCCCGATTACTGAGGCGGTTCCAGATGAAACGCAAAACCTGAAGTATAAGTTAGTGACCTTGCCCCGCCGCACGGTTCGCTTACCACAGATCAGCGTTCCGCAAACGTCGTTCACATTATCGCCCGGCCAGTCCATCACGATCACGCCCCAGACGATCAATTACACGCAAGGTAATACAACCTTCGGGTATTCGTTTACGCTGGCTGATAGTGACGTATGTTCGTTGTATGTAGGTGAAACGGCTCCGGGTCAACAATATTCTGGTACTGGCAACACTATTCCGGCTCCGATGTCTGAAAGTGAAATCGGACAGGCAATTACAGTCAACGGTAAGTCGGTGGTCATTACGGCCAATATGCTCCAACTTGCGGCTCGGTCGACCACGTTGACCATCGTCGGAAACGAGACGGGCGGACGCATTGTAGTGAACATTACGGTTCGTAAGCAAACGCTGAACACAACCCCGAACGTACCACTCACCGGTAATGCCCCTATTTCGCTTCCATAAGCCCGTGGAGCGACGATCTAATGAAATGGGTGGAATACTGCCACTAAATTAGATCGTGTCTCCTACGGCTTCTCACGCGGTCGTAGGTCAATAAAAAAAGAAATACAATGCACCAAATTCGTGATTTTGTTAAGCGATGTTTAAATGAGTGTCGGGTACGTATAACCGAAAGTTCTGAAGATAGATTTGGTTTAGACCCAACTACCGATGTAGATAGTATGGTATCAAATTTATTTAAAATATCTGGAGAAAATGGCAATCGTAAAGTAGTTGTAGATTGGGCAATGAAATATGTGATGGAATACCCGGAAATTACAAAAAAATTTAAAGAAAAATACAATATAAATTCGAAATCAGACTTCGAAGCATTTATGGGTAGGATTCAAGTTAAATCCAGATCATTGGTCAATAAGCAGCGAAAGAATGATGGTGAGGAATATAAACGTTTCAAGGCAATGGATGATTTATCCGCGATAGAAAAAATGGCGTTAGATCAATCTAAACAATGGGATGACATGATTGCCAAAAAATACGGTAGTCAATAAAAAAATACATTTAAAAAGGAAAATATGGCATTTGTCAATAAAGGTACTAATCCACAGGCTGCATCGGTATTTACCGGCAACAAGATTGATAGTTCGCAGATAGGAAAACTTGAGGAAGTTGGATATTCAGCAACTCCGGTAAGTAATAACCCTAACGTATTATCGAACACGTCGCCGAGCACCAAGCAAGTAATGCCCGGCGTTACCGTTGAGGGTTATACCGATATGCTTGGTAACTTCTACGTTGTGGATGAGGGCAACACCGTAACCAAGCTACAATATCAGGGTGGTAATCTGAACAATTCAGCCCCGCCGCTGATGTCCGCACCGTCGTATCCGACTACTCCAAGCGATGTGCCGCCCGGATTTCCAACTACGCCGATAATTCCCGGCGGTGGATCGAACCCGCCCCCACGTATACCAGTCACCCCTACCCCACTTCCACCGTCCAATTTAGGTTCTGGTCGTATATACACCCGGTTCGATTCGGGTGATGTAGTACCAAATCAACGCGAAGTCGTTACGCGGGCGATGTGGAGCGGTAATGTAGGCAATTTGCTGACCTATTATACGTCGAGTGCCCAAACGGCTACGCAGAAGCGGTACTATTATGACGTGTACAACTCGTCATCTGGTGATTGCGGTACCGCCGTTCAGTTTTCAGTCGCCTATGGGCACAAGCAAGGATCGGGTTCGGCGGATGAAGGTGGACAGATCAACGATACGCCGAGTCGTGCCATATACGGTCAGTATAAGCAATTATGCCTTGAGCGTGACGTGGATCGATTCATCGTCGGTGGAACGGCTACCGATAGCATCTATGCGATTAATATCGCCCGTGCCCGTATGCGTGAGTTCGTAGACGAAGGTAACTTCGAGATCAACTTACAACGCCTGTCCGGTTCCCAGTGGTTAGCCGGTGGTCGTGCCCAAAACGCGTGGACTGGGTCGAATGTTCGTGTCATTCAGACCCAAGCGGTTACGCGGTTGATCGATGACTCGCGTGTGGCTTCGGCTACTATCACGTCGGCTGGTGAAGTGTATAACATCGTATCTGGTACGCTGGAGGATGGGGTATATAATTCGTCTGCACCACACTACTACGGACTATTGTACCGTCGGTTAGGTGTTGCTATCTTGGACGGAAATAAACTTGATTTGTCTGCATCATTTCTTACGGTAACAGGCTCCGAAGTAGCTGGTGACAACTCGTACAAACTGTTCTTGGCAATGTCCGGTGCGGCTAAATACACTGACACGTCTGGTGATTATTTGGGCTTTCAGGCTCGTTCGGGTGAATCGGTCAAGTCTACCCACTACTTTGTCCGGGTCAAGAACAGCGAATACAACTTTTCCAACAATCCGACATTTGTGACTGGCAGCGAAGGCGATTTGTCGGAGCCGACGATGATTGGCAATCCAACCGTATATGTTACTACGGTAGGTCTGCACAATGACAACCACGAATGTTTGGCGGTTGCCAAGTTGAGTAAGGCGGTTAAGAAAACGTTCTCGTCCGAATTGCTCATTCGTGTAAAAACGGATTTTTGAGGTCAATAAATTTAAAAAATGATCCTACGAATAAAAGATTTGATTGATCCAGACTTATTCCGGGAGATTAGTAATGATCCTCATGGTAGTTGGGAAAGATATATTCTATCCGAATATAAAGACCAATTCAAGTTAAATGAGGGACTTATTCTAACACAACCGGTATATAAGACATTGGCAGTATTGGATAAGTCAGGCTTCAAAGTCGTACAGCCGGAAAACACTAATATATTTCACGTTATAGTCGATGAAGATTCGGATGTAGACAAGTTACTCAAGATAACGAACAACCTTGGATGGTTCCCATCGGCGGTAAATAATAGTTTATTGAAAAATTTCGACAAATTTACTCCATCGAATTTACGGTCGCTGATTATGTCCTATAATTTAGCATATATTCGGTTTGAGGCAAAATATGATATTGAAGTAAATTTACATGGCGTTGATTATTTGTATCACTTTACCAGAAAGATTTACTTACCAAAGATATTGAAAAATGGATTGATGCCTAAAACCACATCAAAACTGTCACACCACCCGGATCGCGTGTACTTTACATACACTATACACGAGTCGGAGCGTTTTGCCAATAAATTTGTAAATAGGATAGTTCCGAAGAATATCGAAAAGACATATCCGAAGGAACATATCGACAGTTACTTGACTGGAGTTATTTTAAAAGTAAATGTTGATATGATTCCGCACTATTTTAAAGTTTTTGATGATCCAAATTATCACCGAAAGGGTTGTTTCACATTGAATACGATCCCGCCAGTTGCATTAAAAGTGATTAAAGAGTTTTCGTTGAATTATTAGATCAAAAACAAAATAAAATGTGGATACGAACTACAAATGGGATTTTATTCGTAAAAACTACGACTACAATTCAAGGATTGACTATACCAAATTTTAAATAGAACACAAACATGAAACAATTATTGATAGTTTTTCTTTCCTTTTATTTTATTGACCTTGCAGCCCAACCGGCAGTCGTAAAGGCAGTACATGACGGCGATTCATTCAAAGTCAAGTACGATGATGGTAGAATCAAATGGATTCGCTTATGGGGTGTAGACGCCCCGGAGGTAATCAGTAACAAAATCAATGCCCGCCAGCCATACGGCAAAGAATCTGGCGACCACGTTCGTAAGTTGATTAAGGGTAAGCGTGTGCAAGTAGATTCAATACGAACCGATTTATACGGACGCACCGTCGCCAAGGTGAAGTTAGATACGATTGATTTGACTACACATCTAATATCAACTGGAAATGCGTGGTGGTTCAATAACAGCAAGATTCGAACGAATGAATTAGATTCGTTGAAAGTGCTGCAAGATTCGGCACAAGTGAACAAACTCGGTCTATGGGGCTTGCCCGGACGTAAACTGCGTCCGTCATCTTGGCGTGCATTGAATACAAATTGAGGTCAATAACAAAAAACTATGCCACTAACCTTTCAAGGCACATGGACGATAACGGTAAAGGTAAAGAATCCACAAGCCTTACCGCAGCGATACATAGTGTCCGGTGCCACGACAGGTAACGGAACATACATAGGATATGTAGGTGCTCCACCTATAACTGTATCAGGAACCAACTGGCAACTGAATATACAGGCGAACGAAACCTACGAACAAGATGGTCAGTGGATTTCGTCTTGGATGCGTCAGACGATGCCCGTATCGCTACTGAATGGTAGTACGATGTTCGACGTTGAAAGTGAAGACCTGATACAGGATAATTCGTGGAACGACTTGGTACTTACCCTCACAGGTCCGGTACCCGTGCAACCTCCGGTAATACCACCACCCCCTCCCCCACCGCCAATAATTCCGGTAGTACCAGTTAACCCAACTCCGATAAATCCACCCCCTACCCCTCCGGTAATACCGACCTCCCCTCCAGTAGAAATCGGTGTAGGTCGAGTATATACCCGGTTTGAAAATGGCGACGTTCTACCTAAGCAGACGATTCGTACTACCGAAGGGATTTGGTTAGATTATACCGGATCAAAAACCGGCAATCTAACCACGTTTTTTACCTGTTCAGTCGATACCGGATCGTACAAACGCACCGTGTACCAGTCGCATTGCTTCACCTGTTCGGCTGATGCTCAATTCGACATCGCTTACGGGCACATTGGTGGCTCTGGTAGTCGAGATTTGGGTGGATATGATTGGCTGACACCGTCCAAAGCGGTGTATGGGCAGTATCGATCCATTATCGGTGAAGATTTGTATGTTGGAAACAAACGCATTACGCACTTCTATGCGTTGAATGTTCGTCGAGGCCGTTATGGTGATCGACTTGATACTGGACAACTTGAAATAAATGTAGCAGAACTGTCAGGATCGTTATTCGGTGATAGAAACGCACATACCGGTTCTAATGTCAAGTTGTCCGGTACTGGTAAGGTTATCCAACTTATTGATGATTCGCGGATCGATTTTTCGGTACTTGGGACTACTGCAAGGTCAACAAATTATTTGTTTTTGACCTCAAGTTTTTGCCACCGCGTAACCGATGGCGGACCTACATACTACATTGTATCCGGTTCACTTGAAGATGGTATTTATACACAATCCAATCCAACGTTATATGGTCTATTCTATCCAAATTTGGGTATAGCCTTACTTGACGGTGATATGCTGGACGGGCAGGCTGGATTTCTCACCACTTCCGGCTCCGATGTTGCTGGCGACAATTACATGAAATTGTTCACGGCGGTATCCGGTGCTGCACTTTATACAGACGATTCGGGCGATGTAAAGGGCTTAAAATGCCGCAAAGTCAAGCATAGTTATGTAGAGCAGTATTTTGTTCGGGTAAAGAATAGTGAGTACAACTTTACGAACAATCCAACGTATGTATCCGGAAGTGAAGGC